CGAAAAATTGCTAAAGGGCATCGAGCGCTCCTCGTCGCTGAGGCCCGTGCCGACCGCAGTCTTGACTTCCCCGTCCTCCGTCTCGACCAGCAAGGACCCGATTTTGCCCTCATATTTACCCGAGCCCGGGATGAACCCAGTGACCACCAGGTCCGCCTCGAGCTCAGCCTTCATCTTGACCTGGTGCTTGACCCGCTTGTCCTCCCACGGACCCTTGGGATCCTTGAGGATCACACCCTCCTCACCCTCGGCCAACTTCTGTTGGTAGAGCACCTGAGCCTCCTCCATCGAATTTACGATCGTAATTGGAGCCACCTGGATCGCCCCAACTTGCCGAGGGTAGAGCATGTGGTGGCGCTCACGGTACCCCGTGCTGCACCGACCCAGACGGAAGGCGAAGAGGGGCATGATATCCCACACGACCGCCCGGATCTGCTTCGCAAGCTCGGCGGTCCCCGTGCCCTTCTGGAACTTGGTCAAGAGGCCGTTGCCCGTCTTGCGGTCCATGGGCTTGCCGTCAGGCCCAGCCATCAGCAGCTCGCCATCCAGCACATAGTCCGTCTCGGCCGTGAGGTTCATGACGTCAGCATCGAGCACACCGAACAGGTCGAGCTCCTTACCGGCCCGTGTACGGTACGAAACCTGGCCGTTTTCGCAAATGGCGTTGAAGCGCATGCCGTCCATCTTGGTCTGGGCAATCAGAGGGAAGGTTAATTTAGTTTTGGAATCCAGAGGGCTCACAAGCATACAGGGGTAGCTGAGCTTGAGGTCCGGCCAGATCTTCTCAACCGTGCTCTCGCTCACACCACACTTGAGGCTCCGGCCCAAGACCCGCCGAAGGACCTCCCGGTCGTCCGGCGCGAGGCACGTCAAGAGGCGGTGGACATGGGTCGTGGCGGCGTTTCCGCGCAGCGCCCGCGTCGCAAGGTGCTGTGTGATGGATTCGAGGGCCTTGCTCAGGGTCCACGTGTCGGAACCCGGACGCGCCACCCCCGCATCGGGCAGCTTTTTGATATAGAAATTCACGAGGGGATCGAGGGTCAAGCGACAGACTTCCTTGAAGACGGGGTCGGTCGCGTGAGCCTTGAGGATCGCCTCCTTCTCAAGGCGGCCGGAAGCGGCTTCGAGCTGGTGGAGGATCTGGAGAGCCATGGTGTTTTTGGGTGAAGAAGAGGGCGCGGATCTGAACTCTGACCAGGACATCACTCGTTTCCTTCGTCACCCTCCGGCCACCACTGTGGAGGCGCACCAGATACGAATAGGAAATCTATTATAGTGCATATGATGAGTATTATGAGAGCTGATATACCCGTGCCCATAGTCGCCTTTTTGAATTTCTCCTTCTTGTCCTTGTCCTTTTTAGCAGTATAGACGCCCCACGCGATCCCGACGCCGCATGTGGCCAGTGCGAGCAAAAAACCTATGAGATATGCAATCTTGAGAACAATTGGAACGACTATCATGGCCGGGGGGAGCTTCAACAGGAAGCCGAGTGGCGGATCCATCCCTTTCTGCAATTTACCTAGATTTTATTTGGATTCAAGAGGCTGGGGCGTTGTGCACGCCAAACTTGGATGCGCCAAAACCGCCGAGGATGAAAAGCGTACCCAGCATGCAGAAGGCGAACGCGGTGATTCCCATATCGGACGCCCTCTTCTTGTCGGTCCTGGCGTTGCTCAAGGCGCCCACCGCCGTGCCGATGCATATCATCATGAAAATGACGGCGATCCCGTAGAGAATCATTGCCACAGCCATTTACCATATTCTCATATTTTATTCTGTCCTGATATTACCATGAACACCAAGAAGTACATCGCTAACGTGATGAAGTCCCTCCGCAAGTCCGTGACCCAGGCCAAGGCGTCCAACGCCAATGTGACCAAGCAGCTCCGCAAGGCGACCAACGTCGTCAAGAAGGTGGGCCGCTCCGTGAAGCGCGCCAGCCGTTAAAATCCCAGTAAAAAGTAATGAAGCCCCGGCACCCCCGGCACACGACAGTGACTCGCCGGTGGCCAGAACGCTACTTCAGCGGTCTGTCCAAGTTGTGGCGGCGACGCAGAGAGATCGAGCTCCTCAGACGCCGGAGCAATCCTCGTCCGAAATTGGGAAGGTCAGACCGGGTCCTGAAGAACCGGCCCAAGTCCAAGTGGACCCTCAGGTTCCATGAGGTCTATCCCGGTCTAAAATTCAATAAAGAGGCTATTGCTCGGCGAACAGGTATTAGCCGCTCGACGCTCAACACGGTCTACAACAGAGGCCTCAAGGCGTGGAGGACGGGCGGGTCGCGCCCAGGAGCGACGGCGCAGCAGTGGAGTGTCGCCCGAGTGTATAAATTTGTGCTCGTTTCCAAGCGGAAAGCACCTGTGGCGTGGTACGCGACGCGCGCAGACCCGGATAACGATTTACGCTAGATATTTCAGAGCTCCCTGCGTGTCCTTCGCGTTCAAGAAGGCGCGCAGACGCGCCATGCGCTCAGCAAACTGCTTGGCCCCTGTAGACTTGAGGTAATTGTGCCAGTAGGCCTCGGCCCAGTTGGCGTGGTAACTGTAAACGACGGCATTGAACTTGGCGTCGTTTGCAATCCGGACCGCCTTGCGAGCGTTGCGCAGGTACTCGCGCTGGACGGAGTTCATTTTTGGAAATTCAGTGGGTTGGGCCAGTCCTGGCCGGCTCATCACACGTAGTCTTCACGTCGGCCGATAAAGTACTCCAAGAGTTCCTTCTCAAATCGCCTCCCCGGATTTGTAAGTTGAATTAGACCAGCAGCCGTCTGACCTATGTCTCTCAGAGGATCAAACTTATTCTTGGTCAAAATGTCCCAACGTTCACGGTACTTGCGGTCCTCGATGCGCCCATGCCAGTGGTGCAGGATGGTCCCATCGACGTACGAAACCTTGAGACCTTTGCACATGCACTGGTACTCCTCGAGCCACGCCTGGTAATTGGGGTGGATGGTCCCAGGAGCGCTATCCTTGACCCGACCGATCCACGCCAGAGACATGTGCCGATCACCCGACCCCAGAATGGCCCAATCTATGAGACCGCCCATCTGGAGCCAGGCCTTGCGTGTACAGGCCCACGCGTACCCGGGGTGCCAAAAGCCGTACCGGGCAGATGCGACGTATGGCGTCCCGCTGTCGCGGTGCATGAACCCGAAGCCCTTGTCGATCTTGAGAGCTTCGTTTTTCGGTCCTAAATTCACACACGTCTGGAACATCTGGACAATGTCCCATTTTCCGAGTTTAGAAATTGTATCATGGACCCAATTTTGGTTCAAAAATGTGATGTCGGCATCGACCCACGCCACATATTTCCACCCCTTGGGCAGACGGGCTACGGCCATATTGATCAGGTTTTCCTTGAGCCAGACTGGACTGTCGGTATCGTACTTGAAGTGCGCGTGAACCTTCAGGTCAGGAAGTGGGGCTGGGCCGAGCGCCTCGGCTATGACCACCTGGACTCCGGTCCCCTTAATTTGTTTTACAAATTCGACAAAGAGGCTCTGACGACGCTTGAAGCCACAGAAGTTGAAGTAGGGTAGGATGACGTAAAGGGTCTCGGTCTGAGCCCGTGGGCCACCACAACACGCCATGGTATTACGTCCTAAAAGTTTGGGGCTTGGTCGGCCATACGTAGCCTGCATCGACCCACTCGGGTTCGAGCTCGAAATTGTACCACGTGGGCATCTTGCGGTTCAAGGAAGCCTGATGGGACTTGTGAACCTGGTCCCATCCCCACCACCACGGTGGCCGAGGGTTCCTACAGTGAGGCAATTTTGCCATGTTATTCGTGTAACCACGGGCTACCCACTCGTCAATCATAGTGTTCATGTACTTGGCGAGAAAGCAGGTGTGGCCTTTCCACATAAGGGTCGCGGGGTGGTGCGTCCATCCTTTCGTCAAACCTTGGAGGGCCCTCCATATCTGATACGCTTCTACCCTCTGTTTTCCTAAACGAGCCCTATCTAAAACTTTAGCGCACTCCACCAGATCCGTCGAGACTGCAAATGTCATCATTTTTGGACTGGTGACTCGGCCCCGGATATCTGGTAGGTACACGACCCATATTTTGCGAGGACCCGCCTGGCCCCCGGCCCGCCTGGCTTGTACCAATTGTCTCTAAAAATTCGTTGAGCCTTTACGATCTTGTCTTCGTCCTTCTCTATGGTGCCGTCGGGCATCAAGTACACATCTTCGCCGATGGGGTTCAGACGCCTCATCTTGAGAATCTTGCCGAGCTCGTAATCTGTTTCAGACTTGAACATTAAAAGACTAGTGTCCAAGACTTTTATGTTCGAATTTATTTTTGGAATTGTGAGTGGGTGGTTGATTTTCAGACCGAGAAAGAAGATGACGCAGTCTACGGGTGTACAGGTCGAAGAGGTCCGGGTGGTGACTCCTCCAATTCCTATCCGAAATTCGTTCGTACCGGGCGCTCTCAAAAATTTTTGGGGAGCAGATTCGTAGCCTGGTCAAACTCGTGCATGAGCCGCCGCCGACACGCCGAGTGGTCCGGGTCGGTAATGCACCGGCGCCACGTCCGCTGCAGGACCTCGGCATTGTGATTGGCCATGATCATCTCGGTCCGGAGTGGTGCGTATATCACACGGTTGTAGACGGCCATGGCGTTGTTAATGACTGCATCGATGTGCAAGTCCGGAACCTCCGGCCAAGGGACGTTCATGGCCGCCCACACCACATTCTGGATCAAAATTCGACAGTGCTCGAGAAGATCAGTAACGGCCTGTGCATTCTGGTACCGGTGCATCAGGTCCATGAATGCGCCGTCGATGGCTTGGGCGTTCAACAGATTATCTTCGTCCGAGAGCTGTGCGTTCTCATACCAGAAATGCCTATCCACCGCGTGGCCGAGCTGGAGTTCGAGCAGGCCTCGCAGATCCACCTCGAACTCCTCGAGCTGGACATCGACGCCACCTGTAGACTTGCGCGGAGCGCGGGGGGTGGACATTTCTAGTTACTTGGAAAGAGTTTCATTTCATTAAATGGTGGCGAGCACGGCACACGTTTTTTCAAGCCTCCATCGGGTCGTAGTTCTCCTTGGTCTCGAGGTCCTCGGCCCCCTCCTCGTGACCGCCACGCCACTGCTCCTCCTCATGAATCTCGTTCTCGAGACGATCAGCCTTGGCGCGGTTCGCGATGATCAAGCCCCGCATGAAGTCGCAGTACTCTTGGGAGATGGGGCTCGTGCCGTCGAACGGCATGTTCTCGGTGAGCATCGCGTCGATCGCGGCAGACTCCTTGGCCTCGGCCGAGCGCTTGGACGCGCGCAGGTTCACGAGCGTCTGCTCGTGCATCTCGATCCGCTCGTTGATCGGCAAGTCGAAGTAGGCGTCGACCGCTGCAGCCTCGAGGTCGCCCGTACAATAGTCACCACCCTGGATCTCATAGAGCTCATCCTTGGAAATTTCACTGCGAACATAACCGGCCATGAAGTGATACATCGAGGGGGTGATGGACTCGTTCAGGTACTCCTCGAACTCGGCGTAGGTCCAAGTGAATACGGGCTCCTCGTCCTCGTACTCGCCCTGGTAGCCGCACAGAAGGCCGGCGTTGTTGAAGCACACGCTAGAGTTGGGAGACATGGTTGGTTTTGGGTGTTTTGACTTGCGACTGGCCAGACCCTGGCGCGTGCAGCACACATTTTTTTAGAGAGGCGGGAGCCACATCAGGCTCACCTCTGTATTCATGGTGACGACACCAGGCGCATCTACGTCAGTCACGTGGATCAGGATCGCGTGGTCTCCGTGATTCAGCGTCAGCTGCTGGCCCGGTGCGACGACCAGACCCTCGAGGGCGTTCCGGACAGTGTTCGGGAGGTTGTAGGGCATAGGGCCCATCACGCGCTTCACGTACTCTGCCTGAACGGCTACAACCTTGGGCCCGTTTGTCATGGGCACGAGGTACTCCTCGAGGATGACTGTTTCGCTCGGGTAAACTGCCCGGCGGGTAATGGCGTTCATGCGAACGGTGGCGCGATCCACGTCAGGGTGGGGGATGCACTTGTAGACGAAGCGTCCCATCTTGACGTAGGGGGTGGTGGCGTCCGAGGGGTTGACGTAAAGGGCGTTAGTTTCGGCCAGGTCGGTGTTGAGGCTGAGCATCACACGGAAGGTGGCCATTTTGAGATGAAAATGGATTGGGCCCTCAAGACCCTAACGCGTGCAGAACACGAATTTTAGGTCTTGACCCAGAGCAGAATGGACCCCCCTTGGGTCACATCAGTTATTGAGGTCTATTTTAGACTGAGACCAGTCCCAGAGACTCAGGCCCTTTATCGTAAAATGGGTCTCACGACATATGAGTACTGGCGGATGGAACTTGATTGGCTTCTGAACTCGGTGTGGGATTCGACCAACCCCGAGTTTAGGGACATGCCTGGATCGTACTATTTATTACACAAATACGGAGATGGCGGAAAGATTGAACTCGACGACGTGGACCGCAAGGCCCTATGGGACAAATTCATCATCGAGCTAGGGATGTACCCTCCTATTTTCCCTTTGAAATTTACTCCGCGTCACCCTCAGCCTCCTCCTTCTTGGTCAGCATCGCCAGAGTCAGCTTGAAGGCGTTGGAAGCCGCAGCCTTCTCAGGCACCTTGTCGGGCATCGTCTCCTTGATGGCATCCAAAAAAGCCTTGTACAGAGAGGTCGCCTCCACAGCCTCCTTGAGCTCGGCGTTAGCCTCCTTCAGATCAGCCTTCAGGTCATTCACGCGGTCGAGAGCCTTCATCAGAGTCTTGGAAGCGGTAGCCATTGATACCTGTTTCAGGGGTCAAGTTTTTATCTGGGTTTGAAGTATAGGATGAGTTCACGGCCAAAACGTGTTCGGGAAATGTCGGAACGGGCGCGAGAGGCCCTCGCCTCGGAGCAGATGATGAAAGTCACATTTAACAATAATCAAGGCGCGCCCAAAATCAGAAAGGCGGCGACAAAGTCGCGTCAAAGTTTGAATAAGAAGCTGAAAAAGGAGTATTATTTGTTATTTACGGCCATAGGAAATTCCAACCTTTCAGTCAATCAGATAAACCGACTTATTCCAGCGGCCCGGGCGTTTCGCCTTTCCAGACCTTCGCAATTGGCTGCGTGGTCGGGAAGTTTTCTTGAAGACCCGGCGTTTAAACGTGGTGCCGAGCTCAAAGGTACTACATATATAGACAAGGCGACGAACCCTACAGACCCACTAGAACTCGTCCAGGTGTCAAAGCCGACTATGTTCATCAAGACGGCGTTTCCCATCAACCCTACAAACTCGGGAATCAATTTGAAAACTAAAATGGCTCAGAATGCCCGTGTAGCCATGAATTCCCAAGCGACGAGAATCCGAAATAACATGTTAGCCATTCTGAAATTCACGGAAAAGATGGCCGAGCCTCGTGCGAATAATAATAATGAAAACATCAAGGGAAAGGTCAAAGGAACCACTGAGATACAGCCGGATATCATTTTGAGTATTCCGGCACCAGGTGGCGGTGGTGAGATTCACATTTACGAACTGAAAATAGGCCTCGGCAAAAAGGAGACTATACCGGCCGAGTCGTTTCAGCTCGCGAAAATCAAGTATCTCATAGATACGAGTCTGCGCCTGGCCGGTATACGTGGATGGAAAGTTTACGTTCATTTTCTACCATGGCTCTTTGGAGCGGAAGCCAATTTAACTCCAGGGTCGGTCCCTAGTGAGGTTATGAACTTCAAGAATTGGGCCAAGTCAAATAACCCAACATATAAAAAATGGGCCAACAATTTTATAGCTTCAAATAAGGCTTATAATATAATAAAGACCGCCCGTACAAATAAGCCTTTGGCTAACCATATTAATATTCCTTCTATAAACTCCTTATTAACAGTGTCTAGAGCTGGAAATATAGGAGCGGCGGGGAGGGGTGCACGCACTATTGCCGCATCGGGGATGGCGACCGCAGTTAGAAAGTCTAACAATGTAGCCAAGTTTCTTTCTGCTATAAAAGCAGTAATAAATGACCCCAAGGTCAAGCCAGGCACTTTCACATCTATATCTGCAATTGCTCGTTATCTAGATGGTAATTTGATGAAGACGGCTCAACAGTATTTCGCAGGGTTGCCCGAAAATACCCCGGGTCTATCACCCAACCTTGCACGGAAAATCGGGAGTATCACGCCCAATGGAAGATTCACGCCGAGGGGTGGGTCCGGCTACAACACAAATAATTCCGACTTTAAAAATACCGTCGAGGATCGCCGCCAAGCTCTCAACAAGGCTCTCAAAGTCAGTGAAGCATTTTACAAGGGGCTTTCAAACGCGCGTCTCAATACAAATGTTCCTCAAGCGGCTTTTTACAAAAACCACATGGCAAAGATACGGGAGGTGTTTGTTGACACAGCTGAAGAACCCAATAAAACGGCGATAATTCTTCGCCAAGTGAATGCTAATATTTCAGCCGGTAGAGATCCTTTCACGGCAATATCCAGACTTGTCGGCGCTGGTTATAGCCGAAATAACATCAACAATGCACTCAAGACGAATACAATCAAGTATCAGAACCTCCTAATGGTGCCACGGCGTAGATAATTTCTCGACTACTGGTAATGTATAATCGCGCAGAATTTCTAGCCAAAATAAGGAAAGGGAATGAGCGTAGGTCCAAAAAAAAGGCGGCGAACATGGACAAAGTCAGAGCCCTTCCCGTGGTTCCTCGTGTTGTTTTGAACGCAAATTACGTCAACCCTATAACTCTCAACTTTCCTCGGTCGAGTATGATCGTTTATGAGGTTAAAAACCGCAGCACAGGTCGCAAGGATTATTATGACGTCAACACATTCTGGAAACTCATGAAGATGATAAAGAACGACTATAAACTACTCATGATGAACCCCAAGATGCCCATTCCAGGTACGCGAAACCCAGTGACTCGCGGCCCGATATACCCGCGCAATGTCCGCCGCGTGACCGTCGCGGCCAAGAAGAAGACCCCCAGCCCCAACGCCGCCGCCAAGAAGATCCAGATTGTCGCGCGCAAGCACCTGTCCAAGAAGTCGCGCTCCAAGTAAAGGACTAATTTCAATATAAAATTAGAGGCTGAGAATGAATTCTCAGACGCCGGACCCGTATGCGGTCCTAGGAATTCCACGCGAGGCGCAGGATGGCGCCGTCAAGAAAGCATATCACAAACTTGCCCGCGAGCACCACCCCGACAAGGGCGGTGACGCCGAGAAGTTCAAAAAGGTTCAAGAGGCTTACGAGGTCCTCTCGGACCCCCAGAAGCGCCAGAACTACGATCAGTTTGGGACCGCAGACGGTCCGCCTCAAGGAGGTCACGGCTTCCCAGGACCGGACATATTCAGTCAGATGTTCAATGGTGCCTTCGGTGGCGGATCAAGAGGCCCTGTCCGCCGTGCGAACCATGAACATGAGCTCAAGATTACACTCGAGGATGCATACCGGGGCCTGACCAAGAACTTCAAGATTCAGCTGTCCAAGCCGTGTTGGACCTGTCAGAAAAAGTGCCCACAGTGCAATGGCCGTGGCCAAGTCCAGATCCAGATGGGCCCCATGGCTTTCAATCAACCCTGTCCGGCGTGTCAGGGTGTGGGAGTCCATGGGAAGGGGTGTCAAGAGTGCAATTTCAAATCAAAAAAGGTCGAGAACCTCAATTTGGAACTGAAAATACCCAAGGGGATACAGAGCGGCAACACGCTCACGGCCCATGGTCTCGGTGATCAGGGGAGGACTCGGGGGGAAGAGTCTGGGGACCTCATATTTCACATAAGAATTCAGGACCACCCAGAACTACTGCGTCAGGGTGATGACCTCGTATGGCACACCAAAATCTCATTCATGGACAGCGTCAACGGGAAGATCATCGAGGCTCCACACTTCGACGGGCCGATCAGGATCGACACGGCGGACTGGGGTGTTTTGGACCCACGCGAGGACTATGTGATTCCAGGGAAGGGTTTCGGTTCAGAGGGTACGACATCCCGAGGTCGGTACCGCATCGCGTTCAACATCGCGTACCCACCAGCCTCGGTCAAATTTAAACTCGACAAAGTAGTAGAATGCTCCACGCCGTGATTCTCGGTCTGGTCATAGCCATCGTCCTCATCTTTTTGATACAAAAAACGACGAGCGGGTTCACCGCCGCCGAGTGCGACGCTCAGTACACCCTGGCCTACAAGGCTTGCGGTGCCGCCTACGACAAGACCAAGAAGGAGTGCAGTGGTAGTAATCAGGAGGGCTGCCGGACCAAGGCCCTCCACGTCCGTCAGGCGTGTCAAGACGCTGCTCAGGCCGCAAAGAAGGCGTGTATGGGTGAGGCGTCGGCTGGAGGCGACAATGTCGCGACCATGAAACTCGACCAAGAGTCAAAGACTGCTATGCGGATACGCTCGCAGACCGCGGTAGAGGCGCGCACCCTAGTGACTCCCGGGGCGGCGTTCACGGCTCCGTCACCGACGCCGCGTTAATGTTGATCGTCTTGTACTGTCCATCATTTGCCATGCGCTTCGTGAAAACCTCACGCGCCCGCGCTTCGCAATCCTCTCCACAATTCGCGAGCGCGTCCCGAGTCTCCTTGTGATGGACCGACCAACCCGCCGAGTCATCCTTGAAGTTGCCGTACTGGCGGGCCCGTTTCAGCGTCTCTTCGATGTTACAGCTCGGGTAGTGCAGGACCCGGAGCTCATCCTCCGAGAGTTCCTTGGTGTTTCGCCCCTTCAAGTAGTGGGGTCCGTGCCATTCGCACTGGCCTACGAGTCCTGCCGCCTTCCCATTCCCATACGCCGTGAATCTCGTCGGATCGGAATGGAACTTTGTTCCCTCCTTGAAACAGTCCTGATAGTCCATGCGATCCGGGGTGAGCTCCTCATTTTTCATATGAAAAGAGGCCGACTCTGGATATTTGGAAAAAACCTTGGCCGGGTCCTGACCCCACAGGAGCTCGTCAGAGTCGATATGGACCAGGTACTTGATGCCGTCCTGGGCCGCCAAGCGCTGTCCTTCGTTGAACGCGAGTTCCTGCCGGACCCGAACGTTGGCCGGTTCGTCCAGGTTCGAGTCCCACGTGTACCCGAGGCGGCCCTTCCAGTTCTTTATGATCTGTACTTTAGGATCTGAAATTCCTAGATCTTCGGCGTCGTCGTCAGCGAAAATGTAAAACTGTTCGATGTTCATGCGGTTCTTGTGGTGGTCGACCCAGGTCCGTATCGAGTGAGGCTCCTTGATGAGCGACACGATGGCGACCCGGTCCCGCCCTCGCTCGTTCAGGCACCATATGAGGATGAGGGTCACAGCCAGACACACGATCAAGAGGACCTCAAGGACCATTAAAAGGGAACAACATTTTTTGAGTAACGAAAATGCAGTGCATGACGACGCGCAGTTGCGCTCAGTGTAAACAATGACAGAAACCTGTGTGCCGAGCGGCGTATGATCAAAGACTTGCTTTGGGAGGCCAAGCGCCAAGGCGTCCACCCTTCGTGTATGGCCCATTGGATCCATCGCAAGTACGGTGATTTTATAGTGAAAAAGATTCGAAAGGATGGCCTTCCCGGGACGTCCCTGCCGTGCGTCATGTGTCGCAAGGCGCTCGAGAGGTCCGCTATTCAATGGAGGGCCCACATAGGTCACGATTGGTACAGGAGCACGGATCCCGCCACCCCGGCGTCACGCCCGACCAATCGCCAGAGGACGCTCAATTTTAAACTTTCCATAAAGTAATATGAACTGGGTTCTATCCGTTCTCGTGGGCCTCGCATTAGCGGTGCTCACACTGTATCTCATAAAGAAGCGTCAGGTCACGGAGACGTACGTCCAACAGCCGATCCGTAAGGGTGCTGATATTTCAGAGGAGGATTCGATGCTGGTCGCTGTGGGCCTCCAGTCTCTCTATGCACCGAGACCCAGCGTCATGGACACGTCGGAAATCTCCAAGGAGGCTTGGCTCGCGACGCAGGCGGCCGCACTCGCCCAGTCCGGCGTTCCATCGGCGGGTGGTCGTGTGGTCATGCAGGGTGAACAGATGGCGGCTCCGGTTGGCGCCTCGGCTGCGGGGTCCCCCATGTGGTCGGCGGGCGCCGTTGCCGGTCAGGGGATGATGCAGCCCCAGGCGCAGCCACAGGTTCAGCAGGTGTTCCTTCCGGGCGGAACTGCACTGGAACAGCTTCAGGTTCCGGCGCCGTCGGCTTCGATGGCCGCCACCACCCCACCCAGTGGGCCGACGGCTGCGGACCAGGCTGCCGCCATGGCCAAGGCCGAGGCGCGGTTCGCCGAGAATCAGGCTCTTCAGGGTGAATCATCATCGGCCAAGTCTGAACGCGACCGCATAACAGCGCTCAAGGCGGCCGCAGCTGGGAAGTACAAGGACATGTGGCTCCCGTCTCAGAGCAACAAGACGGACACGGCCGCGAACCGCACGGCTTTCGTCGGGTCGCTCGTGGCCAAGCTGGCCCAAGACAAGCTCAATTTCAACAACTATTTCGAGTCTGAATGGAAGCAGACAAACGGTCCGTATACCGGTGACGCCGCCAAGACGGCCGCGTTCCGCGGTGCTCAGATGACGGGTCAGAAGGTTCTCCAGGACTCGCAGTCGACCATCGACGCGCTCGACGCGACGTGGCAGAACAGCAACTCCGTCGATTGCTACCCCATGCCCTGGCCCACATTCGCATCCGAGACGACGTGCTCGAAGCCTTGCGGTCCTGGCAAGAAGACCCAGACGCGCAAGTATCAGGAACCCCAGAACGGCGGTCAGTCGTGCCCACCACCGGCGGCACGTGAGACGCGCGACGTGGACTGCAATCTCCGGTCTTGCACGTACACGACGTCACCCTCTTCCGCGACGTGTGCTCCGAACTGGACCTTCCGTCCAGAGGATAACAAATGCACGAACGTCTCTCCTGTTAACCCAAGCGAAGGGTGCGCACCTGGCTGGACGTACAACGCCACGACCGGCTACTGCACCAAGACGGGCTACACGAGCACTCGCCCGACTCCCCCGCCCGGATACGTGTTCAACACGACGAGCATGAAATTCGAGCAGACGGCCGACCCCACTTTCGGGTGCACGACGGCCGGGTTCAATCTGTACACGGGCATTTTGGGTTTCACGTACCCGCCCATCTGCACGGGCTACGTCTAGTACTCGATCAATTCATCGAACCTATTTTGATAAAACTCAAGGGGCGCGTCGAACATGTAATGATCTCCATTGAAAGTATACGTTTCACTCCCCCTGTTAACCTTGTCGACACTGATCATGTCAAGCATATTTCGAGTACATTTGAGCTTGAGATCATCAAACTCCCATTCTTGGAGGAAAATATTATCAAGTTCTTTGATTCGGGGCGCGGGAAGCATCTCAATATCTATGTCCGGCCACTCTTGACTGTAAATGAAGTAAGTTTCGATCATAGAACCGAATAGTACGGCATCATCCATGCGCTTGAACGCTACGATCGCCGACTTTGAGTCCTTGGGGCGGGTCACCCACGCGGTATTTGGACCCGTATGTAAAGTCCAGTACTTGTGGTTCTTCTGATTGGTTCGATTCGTCAATTTGGGACGGATGGGGGGTGTTGCAGTCGCCATTACGCAAGTGGAGCCCCGACTCTTTAACACCCCAAAAAAACATGTCTTGTCCGGGTTAGGGTTTGGGGTCCAGAGGTCAGACGCACCAAAACAAAGCATGGAGTGTGCCGTCTGCTACGAAGAGTGTGCCCACGCCTGCAAGCTGGTCTGTGGACACGTGTTCTGTACCGGCTGCGTCAAGGAGTGGTACCGGAAGGGCACCGGGGCGGGATGCCCTATGTGCCGGAGACCCATGTACTTTAAGGGGTTCCACAAGGCTCGGGATGCCTGGGATGAGGAGGCCTACGAGGCGCGCTGTACTGAGATCCTAGCCGAGACTATGGAGACGTGCATCCAAGAGGCGTTCGAGATGGCCGAGTATTTCCCTCGCAAATTCAGAAGGGAGATCCTGGCCGAGGTGATGAACGACCTTCGGGAAATGGAAAAGACATTCCGTTTCCTGAAGAGCGAGGGCCTCCACCCCGAAGACATCGACTATGTCCTCAATGAGACTGACGACTACTACTCGGACCGCCACATCGACAGCTGCAGCTGGATCGATGAGCCCGCGAAGGAGCCGGCGCCCCGCTGCCCCGCACGCGCTGCTGGCCGCTGCTCTGGCCGGAGAGTTCGCGCGCGCCAGGACCCCTGGTTCACAGTGAGCTTTATTTTTGAAGTGTAATTGGTAAAGATATGAAGACACTTGCGATACTTTTACTCGCCCTCATAGTCTTGTGGCTCGTCATGGATAAGCGCGCACAGCACAACCCCTATTCAGATTCTTTATCGTCAGACGGCTCGGTACGCCGTCGCCTCCTCACAGGACGAGGCAGCCGTCATCAAGGTTCTTCACGCAAATTACGCCATGGGATATCTACTGGCACTCAAGGACCTCCTGGAATTTGAACAGGAAATTGCGCGCATCCAGGACGCCGCGACTCTTTCTCTTGTTGAATTGTGCCCGGAGCTGAAACCCAAAGAGAATCCCGAACTTCTCAAGGCTATGTACGCCTAGTCGATACGCAACTTCTGACCATTCCTCATGAGTCTGCTCCCCGCGAACGCGAGCAGCCCAGGTACAAGCACGAACGTCACGAGCCGCGCCACGTCCGGGCTCAGATGGAGCGTCTCCCTTGCTCGGTGATACACAGCCCCGTCGACCGTCTGGTCTCCCACGTCCTCCGACCCCGACTCTTCGATCCAATCAGACTGGTAGTTGAATATTATCATAAAGGCGATGTAAATCAGAAAGACACCCGCAGCCTTGAGATGCGGCAGGGCTATATTTGGGTCTATGACGTGGAGCATGAATATGACGGCCAGGACCACTACGTTCTTGACCAGCAAACCTTTTTCGGGCTCCAATTTGTTGAGGAAATTGAGCCAAGGGCGGCTGGTGAAGATGAGTCCTGCCACGGCGAACACCAGTGCAAGTTTTAGGTGCGTCATTCTCTACGATGTGTGCAGATAAAAAGGCGGGCCGTCAAGAAGGTAGAAAATGCAGGCTATTCAGTCAGTCCTTGACCTTGTGAAGGAGCGCGACGAGATTGCTGAGGAGCTCGAGACGTACGAGAACTGGTTCGAGGCTCTCGTGGGTGAGAATGTGGTTCTGAGCGTCGGCTCCAAGCGCAAGACGCGTTTCGTTGACTGCATCGTGACGGAGTTCACTCCGGGCGAGGGCTGGGTCCTACAGACTATTGACGGGGAGGGCGAGGACGATGTGCACGTGGTGACGTTCGAGGACTTTGTGCGCGGGCGACTGTACATTCAGGACAAGCCGAAGAAGCACGTGACGTTCGCTGATTAAATTACAAAAAAAATGGTTGCGGTGGAGTCGGTCTCTATTTTTGACCCGCGGCGACATACAGAACTGCATTTTATTCTTTTCCACTTGCTTTAGAAAGTAGCTCATTGCAAAACACCTTCAGAGCCGGTAGAAGCTCATTCACCCAAGTCTCCTCGTCGCGATCGACGTCGTGACTCATCACCTGGTTGTTGTACTGCTCTACGAGCCGAGCATGCACAAGACCCAGCATCTGCAGATACACCTGAACCTGCACAAACTCGTACTCGACGACGCGCCCAAACAGACGGTTCGTACGGTTCTTGATCTCTACCAAGACGCGCGTGCCATCCTCACGCTCCTCGATCCGGTCAATCTTTCCACAGATCGAGAACTTTACACCCTCAATAGTCGGCAATTCTATGTAGTAAAACGAATTGTCGCGGACGAGCCGAACCTTCTCATCCACCTCAACCTTGTCCGAAGTTTTGTCCTCCGATCGCGTCCCGTGGGACGTGTAGACATTCGAGGTGATGTGTGAGATGACCTCGGCCTTTTGTTCGGTACTCAAATTCGTATCAGAATTGATATGCTTCCGGACGTTGGCGATGATGTTCTGAACCTCTGTGGAATCCTTGGGTTCTATTTTCGAAACACAATCCAGGACTTCACGAGCCAGAGGGGATGCCCGCATAGCGATGTTGGCCCGGTCCCTCTGAGTCTGACCCGTGAACGTGTCCGGCCAATACTTCTTCCACATGTCGTTCATGACCTCATCGCGGGCCTTGTACTGGTGGCGACCGACGCATGCCGCCACGTCACTTGCACGAATCGTCACGCGCTTCATCATGTTTAGGTAGTTTATATAGGTGCCGAGTCTCTATTTAAGGACGTGGGGCCCACATCACACAAATGCTCGCTGTGCGACCCCTCGTCATCAAGGCGACCGCCCAGCCGCCCAAGACCCCCAAGCCCAAAAAGAGCGTCCAGATAGCCAAAAAGCTCAAGCACGCTATCGAACACGCCAGTCTCATTTGTGTCAATTACGAGGACACAAAGGAGTGTGGGGTTGCCTGGGATCAGGTCGAGGAGTTGTCTGCGGCGCTCAATGACGCCCTCGGGGAGTCTGCGGAGCTTCAATGGTTCGATGAAAAGTCAACGCGCGAATACGACGTTTAGGCCTTGACGTGGACGAACACCGACCAGGCCAGCAGAGCCGCCTGGATGACGGCCATCCAGTACAGGACGGTCTGCTGGTAGCCGCCCGCGCAGCCGCACGCGCTCTGACGCAGGCCACGGACGTACGTGATCGTCACGTACAGGTACACCAGGGACGCGACGCCGATGGGGCCACCCATCAGCTTGATGAGGTCCTTGGACACACCCGTCAGCAGGACGGCCTGGAACAGGATAACCGCCAGGAAGAAATACTTCATGTAATCACGGCGCCAGTCGCGCGAGCACTCGCACCCGTTGGACTCCAGACGCGTGATCCACAGTAGGGCCAGACCATAGAACAGGATGTTAACCAGGGGGACAATGGACTTCATTTAATTTAGTAAAATATTAAAAATTCGTGTCCTGAGCCGGTCACGGACCGGGAAAAAGTCGTGGACTTTACCATGGAATCACTTAAACGCCAATCCAAGCGCGACTCGGCCAAGAAAACCAAGGACCACTCGATTTACACTCAAAAATCAGTCCGAGCCAAGGAGGCTCTGCTTGAAAAAAAGCTGTCCTGTCCCGCCAAGGTCAAGGGCAACGACAAGTGAAGTCACCCAAAAACAATGGCCACCTCCCTCAAGACTCCCGGCCTTCAGTTCTACGCTGAGCAGATCGACCCCCTGCACTCCCCGGAGGAGCTGCTGCGCACCCCGTCGACCTATGGCCTCTTGAACCTTGAGGGCGGTCCTAAACGCAACGAGCTCTATGTGGTTTGCAAGGATGGGTCTATTCAGTCCGTCTATGAACCTAGCCGCCCGATCGGCTGGGAGCTCATCGAGGAGGGCGACGAGTTCTGGTACCGTGTGACGCAGATGAACCACCCCCGCAAGCGCTGCGCGGTCCGGTACCATAGCCGCACCGAGTATCCGCCGTCGGGTCGCGGTGCCGTCGGGTCGGTCGTGACGGTTGAGACCTCCCAAGAGGCCGAGGTCACTGAGCAGAAGGACGACGGTGACGAGATGACCTCCATCTCCAAAATCGACCCGCTCCTGGCGCAGTGTGCGGCGATTGTCGGCGATCAGGAACAGGTGGCCGCAATGGCCAAGTTTGCAGAGGGCAAGATGAGCTACGCGGAAATGCGCGGACTTTGCGGGTGAATTTTGTTGCGCGAGTGTAACGATGAATAGACCTTGTAGCCAGTGTCGCTTCTACCGTCCAGGCCCCTACGTGCGTACAGGTCAATGCACCCTCTTTCGTGGATATGGAAAACGCGTCTATGAATTTTCAGACTCGGTCCGGTTCGACAAGTCCAAGTGTGGTGAGGAGGGGCGCCTTTGGATCTCTGCGAAAGAAAAAACGTCGCGTGAGCGCCACGAGCTTCTAAGATCGTTGATTGAAGACGAGGAATAAAACAGACGGTAATATTAGAGGATATGGTGGTGGCGCAGCCTTGTACACACATCCGTATCGGTGTCCGTCGGGTCCAGCGCCACCCGATTACACAGAGGACTGGGAATTTGATCAAGAAGCACGTGGTACGAGGGGCGGCGCTCGGCCTCTTGCCAGATGCCCTAAACGATTTCGCATTTCATCACGCACCCTTGACTGTCAACGAGGCGGTCCATATTCTTCAAGATCAAGTCGCGATCAGTAGTCTTTCGGCAATGATGGCCATAGTGCTAATGACCGCGAGGGTTGAAAAATTCCTGTGATGGTCAGGTCAGGGTCTTGGGCTCGGCCCTAATTTCAAAACAAAATGGAGCACGCCCTTCGTGACTTTGCTCGTACGCGCCTTAGCACGCACTTTTCGGGGGTGGCGGTTCGCAACGCCGAAAAGTCCATTTACAACTGGGCGGTCCAGACGACCCGCGGCCAAAATGACGTGGCGAGCTGGGAAAACCGCATGTTCCACTGGCGGTACAAGCAGAAGCTCACTGGGCTGCTCATGGAGCTCGGGCGAGCTCCCATGGCTGCAGCAGACCTCACAGTCACAGGTGACCGAGTCTCGCTCGAAATCAGGGTCGTTCCCCAGCTCGTGCGCCGCCTACAGGTCAAGGAGCTCGACATGAAAAACCTCGCCAAGTACTCCGCCGAAGTCCTCTGGCCCGGAGGTCCTGCAGCCAAGGCTGCCTTTGCGCTCAAGAGCCGCGACCTGCAGATGGAGACCGCCAGAGCGAAGGAGGAGGACTATTCCGGAATGTTCACCTGTAGTCGGTGTAAATCAAAGCGTACGACGTTCTATTTGCTTCAGACGCGTTCAGCTGACGAACCAATGACGGCGTTCATTACATGTATGACTTGCGATAACAGGTGGAAGGGTTGAGTGTAATAAATGTACCGCGTTTTACAAGCCCCATGCCGTCCCGTCCCATTTTAATTTTCTCGACGAATAGTACAAAATGAACGGTCCCGTGAAGCGCGCCTACCGCGCTCGTGTCGGTCGCAAGGGCCGCAAGGTCCCAGCCGGCTCCCCCAAGGCGACTTCCTTCATGAACGTGAAGCGTCGCGTCATCATGCAGACTGCCCAGGGCAAGTACATCGTCAAGACCGACAAGGGTCTGAAGTACGCGCCCAAGGCCAAGTACTACCGTAACCCCCAGGGTTCCACGGTCAACGTCAAGTACGCCCACGCGAACGTCGCCATCCCCAGCCCCATCCGCCCCAAGCTGATCCGCAAGGAGCGCAAGAATGCCGGTGCGGCCCGCGGCAAGTACGCCGGCCGCGTGCCGGGTGTGCGCGTCCACCACGTCAAGCGCAAGGCTTACATCGGCCAGATGTTCGAGGGCTACGCGCCCAAGCGCCCGGTCGGCCGCCCGCGCAAGCACAAGGTGTCGCCGGGTGGCAACATGGGCCTGGCTGCCCTGTTCGGCGCCAAGGCTGTGCGCAAGGTGCGCACCAACGCCGGTGTGAAGCGCGGCCCGCGCGTCGGCAAGAAGACGCTGGCGGCCACCCCGTTCGCCCGTCTGGCCTAAAGGTGCGTAATTTTAGATAAAAACAATTCAACCCGACAACATCAGATGACGCTCGTGCGCGTTTGGACAGACGTGGGTGCCCGCAAACCGGTTCCACTTCTGGCTAGGATCGAAGAAAAGGATGGGGTCATTCTGACTATCCGTTACTTGTCTGAAACGACCAAGGGTATTTGGTCATGGGAAGATGACACGTACGAAATAGACGACGACTCGATCGCCGAGGACCTCAAGACGGACCTGCTCGAGGACATTGGGTTCAGGTCGTTCGGTGATGAAGGATCTTTCATAAAGTGTGAGATGGACGAAGATTACGTCCCAGACACGTCAGACGAAGAAACAGCCACCGACTCGGACGAAGAGGACGAAGATACGGACACCGAATCAGGGTCGTTCGAGGACGAAGAGCCTGACGAGGACGAGGAAGAATCTCTTGACGAAGAGTAAGATGGCTTCTCAGGACATGATCTTCTGGGGCCTCCTGCTCACCGCCACGGTCCTCGTGTTTTACCGCCCCAAGTCGGAGAAGTGCTGCGGCTACGGCCCCGCTTAAAAAACACCCGCGTCTATTAAATAAATGACGTCCACTTCGATCACCGCCAAGTTCATCAAGGCTTTCGATGCCAAGAATGAGACGCACGTCAAGTGGCTCGGGGCCATGTTCGACATGGCCGAGAGCATGAGCGATCCGTCCGCCCATATCAAGCTCGTCAAGTCGGTGAATGAGAACCCCATGGGCGTCAAGCTCGACCAGCGTGACGCACTCGATTGGCCGCACATCCACTTCGCCCTCAGTACCGTATACGCCAAGGAGGTTTGGAACTGCCGAGCGTGGATTCCGACCAAAAACTAAACTGACTGAGTAGTAATGGAAAATTCAGGAGCCTTGTTTCCGACGCTCGTGTTCAGTCTCATGATCGTCGGGTGTATGTTCCATCTGATTGATGAAAAAAATATGGATGAAAAGTAGTAGCATGGCGGGGAACGGAAACGACCCTTCACCTATGCCCGGGTGGCTCTTGCCGCTCGGCGCTGTCGTACTTCTTTTGATCCTCTTGTGTTGCAGCTCGCTGGCCATGTCGTATTCACGTACTGGAAATATCAACATCTTCAGCTCGTCAAAGGAGTTCTCAGCTGAAGAACTGGCCTATGCCCAGGCGCACGGTGGTGCGATGCCTCCAGGGTCGTCCTCGTCCACGGGTGCGAGTGGCCTAGGCCTCCTCGACGCGTTTGGCGTGAAGCAGAAGTGCAAGGTGGGTCCATGGAGCGAATGGGGTGCTTGCGACGCCAATTGCGGTACGACGGCCCATCGGACACGGACGCGTCAGGTGGTGACGCCAGCTAAGAATGGCGGGTCGTGCATGGACCCTCTCACGGAGTCGGACCTGTGCACCAGCCTGCCGGCGTGCGAAGCCCCGGCCATTAACGGACAGTATGAGCCGTGTACGGACGGAGCGTCTTTATCCGGAGCATCATGTATCGTAGCGGGTACGCACCCACCTGCAGACGAGTGTGAACGTCTCAAGAATCAGGCTGTGAACCAGGCGGCGGGTGAGGGGGCCATGTACGGCGCGGCTGGAGCTGGCATAGGCGCTGCGTATGGTGCTGCGATAGGTGCTGCCGTCGCCGCCAGTGATTTCGACTGTGCGACATTTTACTACTGCCCGACTGGATTCAGAGATACTCATGTGAGCCAAAAGTGCGACAAGGACGCCGTTCCCAAGTGCCCGCCCGGCGGTTACACGTGGGACTGGACCCGGCGCATGTGCATCATGCCGCCTCACTGAGTCTTGCGCGTAATTCCTAGAACATTCTCCAACTTGCTTTCGGCTCGGGCCAACGGTTTGTTCCGTTTGAGCTTCAGCGTATCGCTAGAGCTCGTCGAGTTCTGGATCGCCTTGAGTCGCCCGCGATCCTTGCCGGGTGTCGAGGTGGGTGCATCAGTTGTCTCGGTGACTGGAACCGCCGTCCCACCGACGAGAGGCATGTGGCGTTTCTGGTCAGGCCAGTGAATGATGGGCGGCTCGACGAGTCCGCCGTACGACCTGAACTCCTCGATGGTCATAGTACCGCCGAAAATCTTGAGCGCCTCACGCTTCGGCGCCGGCCACAGAGGTTCGTAGCGTCCGATGGCTCTGCGACGCATCATCATCAGAAACATCTGGATCTCACCCGAGCGCGCCGAGTTCAGGTCGTGTGCCCACGCCTTGGCGCACTGCCACGAGCAGAAATTCCCCTTGGTTTCAAAACGGCCGCGTTTGTCGTCATATTTGAAGGGTGCATTAATGCAAGGCAGCTGCGGAAGGGCGTGTACGCACCACCAACAGACCAAGTCACCGGCAGGCTCGGTTTGGGGCGGCGGCTTCAAAGGCTTCGTGACAGCCTCCTTTCTCTTCGCGATCCTCTCATCGAGGACAGCCTTCTTCTGCGCGCACACGCTGCTCATTATACTTAAAAACCTGATAGTCTTTAATAATAGTACGCTATGATTCTATCTATTGATTGTGGAATCAAGAATTTGGCGATGTGTTTGATTGATCCGACTGATCGCAAAATTCACCAATGGGACGTCTCGGGTGTGCCGCCTCTGCACGCGGACGGCGTGTTCCCGTGTCTGGTGCGCCACCTGAACGAGCGGCCGTGGGTCCTCGGGGCCACGACTGTCATCATCGAGAAGCAGCCCGACCGCAATCGGGGCATGAAGGCGGTCGAGAACCTCCTCCACACGTACTTTCTGGTCAAGAATCCCGATCGCCAAGTGGTCATCTGGGACGCCCGACACAAGGTTCCTGACGTGGCGGGGCCAGGTGCGGCGCGCTACGCCCAGCGCAAAAAGACGAGTATCGAGCGCGCACGCAAGTTCATCGAGGCGACCGACGTGAATCGGCACCTGATCCCGTTCTTCGACAGCCACAAGAAGAAGGATGATCTCGCGGATACCGTCATGCAGGCTTTGAGCTTCATCGACAAACGGCCGGGGGAAGCCAGTGGGGCTTCCCCCTCCGCAAAGGTCAAGAAGGTGGCGCCCCGCAAACCGACTGAGAATCAGGCGCGTACCAAGTACAGCAAAGCGAATCTGGCTTGGTTGGTGAAGACCAACGCCAAGCAGGATGCGCGGTTCAAAAAGGACCTCGCAAGATATTACCGCTCAATTGATGAGCTCAAAGCTGAATTTGGGGTTTGAATTTTCACAGCACCAGTGACTTCTGGTGGCCTACGCGAACCTTGGTGTCCACATAGATGGGATGACCGGCAGCCGCAAGAGCCTTGCAAAACGAAACATCCTCAGAATTCATATCGACGATCAAGGGAGCTACGCTCCCGTCGGGGCGAAGCGCCCCGTCGTTGATGACCTCAAGTGGACCGTAGAACCACGGGTACTTGAGATCCTCCACGACACCCTTCCGAATCATCATCCAGCCCATACCCGAATAGGCCACCTTCTGGTACTGCGCAGCACCGACGATGTCGTCAGGTCGCAGGAACTTGAACGAGCCGTGCTTCGCAAAGTAGTCGGTGTCCCAGTCCTTGACGACCGCAAACTCCTGCATACTCTCCATCATGTACAGACCGGCCGTCACGTCGTGAGGGCTCTCGAGCATCGCGAAAAAGTCGTCCGGACGGAACACCATGTCCGAGTCGATCCACATGATGACATCATAGTCCACCTGCCCCTGGAAAGGCTTCTGGTCCGGGCCCTTGAGCACGTCACCCCCGAGGCACTTGGCCCGGGCAAAATGCACGCAGCTCGTGTACTGCTGAGAGACCATGCACTGGTGACCACGTGCCGAAGCCTGCATAATCAGATCAGTCCATCCCAGAAGGAACTCGCGCGAGTAGGTGCGACCGGGCATACAGAAGATGACCTTGACCATTTTAGAATTAAAATAGCTGTATTCTTTAGATGGCTATAGCCTTGGCGGCAATTGGTCTGTGCACGTGTTCAGCCGCCATGGGTTGGTTATTGCCTCCACCCGAGAAGATCGACCAGGGGAAAGAGTCCGCCTTTTTCAGAATCGCTTCGGGTCGTGCAATTTACGATCCTAATTCAGTGCCCATCGAGTGCACCTCCAAGGACAAGAAGGTGACGTCCGAAGACTTGGGTCGGATGCAGTGCGAGTTCGACTGGACGTGCAAGGGGTACAACGTCTGGAAGACCGTCACCAAGGGTACGTTCAGTGATGAGGAAAAGTGGTGGGTCCTCAAGTCCAAAACGCCTCCGAACGCATGGCAGAGTGTCCCCGGGTATTTCGTCAAGAAAGAGGATTCTAAAATTTATCTCCGTAAAGAGTAACCGATGGGGGTTAAGCGCTCCGTGTTGCTCTGGGCCCTCTTTGTCCTCTTGATCGCCCTGATTTTGTTCCGTAAAAAGTCCTTTGCGAACGTCCGGGCACCGCCCAAACCTGACGCTCAATTTTACTACCTGAATCCCGGTGAGGCCTGTGCCGAGGGCTACAACGGGCCTATAGGTGAAAGCCTCAAGTGCCAAAAAAAATAGGCACCCTAAATTAGATGGACGTGGCGGTCCTCGTGGTGGCAGGGTGCTGCTTATTTTCGTGTTGCGTCTGGTTGTTCCTTCGGGTCTATTACGGCCCCGACGCCGCCAAAACGATTTTGAGCAAGGGTCTCATAGCCGATGCCCTCGCGGGCTTCGAGTTCGACACGTCATCAGGACTCCCGAACATCCAGAAGCGCACCAGTACCATCCGGCCCGGGAGTTTCAAACACCAGTTTAACTTTGGCGCACCCTACGAGAATAACATAGGCCCGCCGCAGGACAAGGACGACGTCAACTGCTCGGTCCTGTGCTTCGACACGGAGGGGTGCACCGGATATTCCATGGAAAATGGGAAGTGTCAGCTCAAGGGGAACGTCACGATCATCAATTACGAAAAGGGAAAGGAGATCCATGTGTCGACCGATATCGGCTCGACCAAGTTTGGACAGGTCCCGTTCGACCTTCAGGACAAGACAGCCCCGAGCATGTGGACCAACTCCACGTGGACATTGGCTCAGGCTGCCGACAACTGCTGGGCCAGTGAAGATTGTACAGGGTTCACGTACGTCGGCGGGGTCTCCACGATGTACGGGAACGCGTTCGTTCTCGATTCGGGTTCGGTAGGCAACACGTACGTCAAGTTTGACTGGATGGACAAATCGGGCATGGGACAAAAGACGACCAAGTACACGGACACGGCGAGCGCCGGCGGGTTCAGCATCGAGTCGCAGTACTTCAAGTCGGACAACGGACCATTCACACCACCGCCTGCGCCTCCACCAGGTGGGCCAGACTGGAAGTACTACGACAACGACCTCAAGTATTTCAAAAAGGAATCGAACCCGAACTGGAACGCCGGGAAGGACAAGAGAGGCGCGGATCCTAAAAAGATTACGGGTGTGAGCACGGCTAAACACTGTGCGAACGTGTGCATGTCGAACGCTTCGTGTAAGTCTTTCGTTTTCAAGGACAGCGCCAAAGAGTGCTATTTTCGAGGCGACTTGTCGAGGGACAACGACACGAATTACGTGTGCAACGCCGAGACTGGAATAGACGGTACCGACCCTGCGAACACCAAAGGGTGTAACGGTCTGAATAATCTAGTACCTATACCTGATACAGATCCTGGTAATGGGGTGATGTTCGGGTGTGGGGGGCGCGCCACTGGATACTGCTGGCATGTTGGTGGCAGTTCCAGTGAAACGGGGTCCCAGACGTACTGGAAGCTCCAGGACTCGATGGACAAGCAGTGTCCCGAAAAGTGCGGACAGAACAGTCTGTGCCAAGCCTCGATGTGGACCAAGAATGACTGTTCTATATTCGAGTTTGGGCCGACGGTCAAGGCGCAGGACACGAACTTCACGACCCAGTGGAAGTTTGATTATTTCCCGGGTAATTAGTAGTAGAGATGGACCTCCTAATGGTCCTCTTCCTGGCGTTCGCCATGTGTGTGATGTTGTCGAGCGTCGTGGCGGGTGGATACGCCCTGCTCAACAAGCCTCAGGCCGAAGGCACGACCCTCCTTTCAGCCGAGGACCTCGAGGCACTGGCCGGGAAGCTCAACGCGGCTGAGAATGTAGTCCAGTACTCGAATGTTCTGGACGCCCGGATCGGGTTCGATTCTGGTTCGGGTGTGATCAAGACGGCCTCTCTGGCCCCCATGGACTGCCAGACCCTGTGTGTCGGTACGGCCAGTTGCCAGGGGTTTCAAATTTCCGACCAGAATGGGTGTAGCCTCTTGGCGAACGTCACGTCGACGTACGGATTCGAAGAGTCTGGGATCAACCTGTTCACATTACCGATCAAAATTCCTCAACAGGTGTTCGGGGCTCCCCGCCAAGGTGAGATTTCAGGGAGGGACGTGGCCCCTGTTCCCTCGGCAGCGCCATCCCCGAGCGTTATGACCAAACATGAGTGCGCCAAGGTGTGTCACGACTCGGTAGGGTGCAAGTCCTTTTCGGTGAGTCCCACGACCGGGTGCCATATCAAGTCGGCTGCGAGCGCCGCAGATGCTTCGATTTACGCCGGTGGTGACTGGAACTCGTACTTCTTGAAGGACGTCAAGCATAGTAATGGGTGGTCGTGGGCACCTGCACCGAGTCCCAGCCCTGCTTAAAAGGCTAGGGCCAATTCTAAAGTAAATGGAGGCTCGACTGGTCGACCACATGGGCTCGGACGATGCGATCGTCCAGGCTGCCCGTGTGTCTTACGGTGCGGGCACCAAGTCCGTCAGTGATGACCGGGCACTCATTCGCTACCTCATGCGGCACAAGCACACGACGCCGTTTGAGATGGTCGAATTTAAGTTTCGAATTAGGGCACCCATCTTTGTGGCGCGCCAGTGGCTCCGGCACCGGACCGCCTCCGTGAATGAGATTTCCGCCCGGTACTCCGTTGTCCAGGATGATTTCTTCCTACCCGAGGAGCTCCGTAAGCAGGCGACGGCCCGTGGACAGGGTGGTGAGGAGCCCTTCGGTGAGGGTGACTCGAACCTCCTCTTGAAGCAAAAGGCTTCATGTGACTTGGCGTTCCATACTTACAAAGAGCTCCTGTTCAAGGGTGTCTCGCGTGAACTGGCACGGACCCACTTGCCTCAGAGCACATTTACTGAATTTTACTGGAAAATTAACCTTCACAACCTGCTTCACTTTCTGAAGCTCCGGATCGATGACCACGCCCAAAAGGAGATTCGTGACCTTGCGCAACAGGTCCTAGATCAGATCCGGTCGGTCGTCCCTGTGACTTGTGAAGCCTTTGAGGATTTCGTGCTAGGCTCGGTCACCCTTTCTCGTCTGGAAATTGAGGCTCTACGGGGCAACGCTCTGGTTCACGCAGCGCCGGCCATCCCAGGCAAGGGTGAGAATGCCGAATGGGAAGAGAAACTTCGTACACTTTTTTTGTCGAGCTAATGTAATGGGTAACAAGCAGTCTATGGTTACAGACATCGTGAATAACTTCACGATGACGACCACGTCCGACTACGTGACCAAGAACGTCCTGAACATGAGCACGGACGTCACGAACGCGCAAGATCTTGTCATCAATATCGGTGTTGCTGACGGGTGTCCGGTGAGCGCATCTCAAAAGATTTCGAGCAAGATCGCAGTCAAGCAGTCCATTGATCAGACGGCGACCAAGAACCTCGCGACCAAGCTCCAAGCCAACCTCGAGAATGCCCTGGAACAGAACTCAAAGATGATCAACGGCTTGGCGGGCGCCTCGGGTAACGAGCAGGATGTTCGGGCGAGCATCCGCAACACGATCAACCAGTCGATCCAGACGCGCGTGACCACCGAGAACATCATGAACATCGCCACATCCTCTGTGAATCTCCAGTCGGGTAAGCTGAACATTGCCATCTGCCGCAACTCGCCGATCCGCATGGACCAGAACATCGAGTCGGACGTCGTGGCCCAGAATCTCATGTCTCAGATCACTGACGACATCCTCAAGAATGAAGCGATCGCGTCAGCAAAAAATACAGTGAAGCAGACAGCCTTTATGGAGAACAAGGGCCTCGAGTCCATCGCAGGGGCCTGTGCGGGCTCATCTGCGATCATCGGCGTCATTCTGCTCTTGGCATGCGTGGCCATGATGATGATGGGCGGCAGTGTCAGCAAGGGGGGGAAAAAGGGAGGAGGAGGCGGATTCTCGGCTTCGTTTCCAGGGGCTAAATAGACGCCAACTTCGCGGCGAGCAAGGCGCTGCTCGACGGCCCAGAAGGTCCTTTCATCATGAAAATGAGCAAGACCACAAGCAATAGACACGTGACACAGCAGGACGACATGAATGCGTACTGCTTTGTTTCCGTATCGAATATCTTGGCGAAAGGCCCCCACGTCACCGGAAGCTTCTTGGAGTCTTCATCGAATGGTGCAGATCCGGGAGCGCCGGCCGCTCCAGGTGTGCTTGAGCCTCCGCCTCCACCGCTCGAGCCGGCGTCGGGTGCCGGAAAGTTGCACTGCGCCTGTACCGCCGAGTTCATGGCGACGCGCTGATTGATTTGGATGTCGCATATATTGAACTGTACGTCCGTACAATCAGCGGCGGCACCGTAGTAGGGGAACATGTTGTACGAGACGGATGCACCCGCTACGTCCAACGGCATCTTCGCCAGGTTACACTCTTCAGAAATGCATCCGGGGTCTGTCGTGAAAGCCTGAATAGCCTGGAGACCAGGCCCTCCACTCTCGACGAGGGGCTTCATCTTGGTGTACATCTTGTCGCACCCGGGCAACGTCCTGTTCGCTTCTTCGAGGCAGTTCCCGGCGCCCTTGAAACCCAGATCGTGTGCATTGATGCAGCCGCACCGTGGGTCGGACCGGTGATTCCCTGCACCCGTAGCCGTCCTGTCTGTGCCGTTGCCGCCTCTGCAAAAGATGTTGAGCATATTACCCGCCACGCCTGCATTTGCATCATTATTCTGAACTGACCGACGAGCCGCCTCTACACATGCGTCAATACTCGCCCACCCGTTATTTGGTATGGCCGTGCACAAAGAAATAACCCGACTGTCGAACACGAGACCGCCTCCTTCCCCCCCACCCCCGCCAAAATACTGTAGACATTTGTCTTTCTTGGCTATGAGATCGTTAGGGTTCGTCAGGCTCATGCAGTACTGTTTGCGGTATCCATTCGGCCCCGTAACCGTGTCCGTCTCGAAAATTCCCGCGACGTTTGAGTCAAAAACCTTTAGGGGGTCTATACTCGAGTATGTGCATTTGATTTTCTGTGAGTTGTCGCCTTGGGATTCAGCTGAAAGGACCGGTCCATATGTAGGGCAGTACCCTTTACCTCCATCGGTCCAATTTAGACACAAAATATCATCACCGTCGTCGCGGCACGAGTGTCGACCCGACCACCACGGCCGGCCGCCGCAGTTCGCGGAACAGCCGTTACACGTCTGACACCCGGCCCAGCTCGTCGATGGGTTTATGGGTGTTATCGCTTTCGTCTGAAACGACATCTATTTTTACTAGAGATAAAATTTAGGATCTACACCTACTTCCTGTACCCCCAAGATTCCAGTTCTGTAGCCTATAGAAAACCGGTCGCCCGCGACGGACCCTACCGCGTGCCAGAAAAATCCCGGGCCTGGGGTCAAATGGAAAACGTTGACCGAGTAGTCGACGTCATGGACTGCATGAATTTTGTTTGAAAATGGGTGACGATAAAAGAAGAACGTACCACCTGTAGTCCTGACGAAATAGCACCTAAACCCCATACTAGGGATGCTTTCGACTTGTGAAATGTTGGTGTGCCACCCCATCCCGTGCCCCAGTGGATAGTTGTAAAAGTGTCCAGAAATCTCAAAAACATTTGAACCCATGAATTCTTCTGGTAAAATCAAGTCTTTGCAGTCTGGGTTCTCGAAAATTACACACTTCTCTTTGTGTTGAATATAAGGCGTGAGATGGGGCATATTTTCAAACATGGGGTTTAGAAATTCGTCGATTGATTTTGGAACGTAAATATTTGATAGTGAAGGATTCCTGCGATGATTAAGCCCCTCTTCGGTAAACACAACACCGCCGACAATGGATCGCAGGGCATCGGATGGGCTGACCATCTTCGCGAAAAAAGGGCCGGCAGACGAGGCCGGTACCGTCTTTACCCATGACCTCCTCAATTTTGAATCTTGATTATTATAATCTAGACCATCTATTCTTGTAATCATCGTGGCCGAAATTCTAATGGATTCAATTTCAAAATTGGTATCCTTCATGAAAAGCACACACCCCGATGGCGTCCCGGGGGTCGACGCCAGAAATTCCATATCAGAATTTATAGAGAGACCGCGACATATATGTCTACCATCTAGGGTCGTTCCTTTGGTGGTATGTATATTAACCACCTGACGGGTCACCGTGTTCAATTTACATATGGAATTTAGGCCATCACAGAAGTAAATCTCGTGTCCGACGACCACGAGGTCATGGCAGAACCAGCGGTCGAGGTCGTACTCGTCTATCATCGTCCAGTCTCTCGGGTTCCAGACTTGGATGGTCGATTTCAGTTTGGAATCGGGGACCCCTAGGCGCGGGCACATGAAGAAGAACCGGTCATCCTGTACAGTCACCGCGTTTACATGAAGGTAACCGACGTTTTCACTTGGATCGATGGTCCTATGGTATATCTTAGCCTTGGGCCATAGATAGATATACTCGAGACTGTCTGGTACTAGATCACCGTCTTCATCTATACGCACCTTTATGAGTCGTTGTTGGTACGTTTCGGGTATGTACATATGGTCTTCAAAAATAGTCATCTGGTGGCACCCCGTATCGAGACCGCCTAATTCCTTTTTGAAATTGAAAATCTTACCTTTTACAAAGTAGAAAGACCAGATGCATCCCGTCAATGAGGCGTCATGGGTCGTGCCTTCTAAAAAACCAAATAGGTACACTCGGTTCCCTTTGCGTGCAATTCCAAAATAGTGCCCATCCAGAATCTTTTGGACATGGGCACTATTTTCGTCAAATACGAAGAGTCCGTCTCTGCTGCATATGAAATGGGTCATCGTTCTAAAATAAAATTTATATATTTTGATTCAGAATTTAACGGGTAGGGAGGAGGGGTGAGGGTGGTGCGTTGAAATTGCACGACACGAGATCGGGCTGGACCCATCCGAGTGCAACACCTTTGGGGTCTGTTGCGGATCGACACTTCTGACCCACGTCTGAAGGGTCAAACATCGTAGGAGAAGGGCATGGGCTGCTAGACGAAGGCGCGCCATTCACCTTGCACGTGGGCTTGGCGTACGAAGGCTGAACAAAAGTCGAGACCGTCTTGCTGAAGCCTAGGACCAGGATCGTGAGCACAAGCGCGTGAAAAAAGAACCCCGCGCCTGTGGGGTCGCCGGCTGAGTCCGCGACCCACGACCCCAAAAGGTCACGCGTCGTACGAAAGGTTGCGGGCAAGGCTAGAAATATCCCAAAAAGGACCAAAAGTATCAGTGGGACCTTCATCTGATATTTCCCTATAAAAATATCTGGCGCTGAAAAGTCAATGGCGAGTCTGGTGACGGTACAAGGAGTCGTCGAGACTCCCTACTACGACTGGGGCGGGCGCAAATACATGGAGGTGCGTACCGATGACGGGGTCGTCTACAGGGCTAAGGTTCCTTTCCGGTACGGTCGCGTCATGTGTCGCGTGACGGGACTGAAGACGGTTCAGGAACTTGAAAAGGGTGAGAGCGTCCAAGGGCTCCTCGAACGCAAGACGTGGGATGGCGCGACGCACTACGTCATCATTTCTTTGGGACAAGCATAGACGACAAAAACACGATACCGGCGCAATAAATGAAGCTCGAGCAGCACGACGAAACCTTCACCCACAGAGGCGCATCTTTGGCCGCCGCTGGAGAAGGCGTGGCGCTGACGGGTTTCGGCTCAACCTTCGACCCACCCGGAGTCAAAGAGACCGTGTGCTCTGGCTTGGCTGTGGAGCTTTTGTACAGGACGTTGGACGTTCCTGAAGAGCCCGTATAGACCACCTCGTAAAGCTGACCCTGATCATCCTTGAGGTTCCAGGCCTGAAGGCTCGGCAGATTCGTTCCTGAACTGACGGCTTGGGCGCCTTGATCAGGCCACTGCGTCATCGTCATACTGGACCACGTGTTCGGGTAGCCTGGAGTTTTGGCCGGTGCATCCATTCCCTTCGTACCCAAGTCCATGTAATTCGTCATGGACCCGGTCAGGAC